CTGGAGGCACTGATGGATGGGGGGGACTGGCCCGGCGCGCTCTCCGGCTGGCGGAGGCGGCAGCTTGAACCGGCGCTTGCGCCCCTGCTGCGGACCGCTGGCGAACGCCACGCGGCATCCGTATAATCTTCCTCACGCGTGGGGCCATAGCTCAGCTGGGAGAGCGCGTCGTTCGCAATGACGAGGTCGGGAGTTCGATCCTCCCTGGCTCCACCATTTCACTATCCGCGGCAGTCCGCAGACGTTCGCCAAGGGCCTGATTTTCAAGGGAAATCCCGAGAAATCAGGCCCTTTTTGTTTGCGGGCGTCCGTGGGCGTCCGTTGCAATCTGGGGGCATCTGGGGGCATAACTGGGGGCATCGGCCACCCCGGCCAGACTGGATGCCCCCAGATGCCCCTCTCCGATGTCGTCATCCGCAAGGCCAAGCCCACGGGCAAGACGCAGCGCCTGTTCGACGGCGGCGGCCTGTACCTGGAGATCACCCCGGCCGGCTCCAAGCTGTGGCGCCAAAAGTACCGCTACGGCGGAAAGGAGAAGCGGCTCGCGCACGGCACCTATCCCGAGGTCAGTCTGGCCGAGGCCCGCGCCCGACGCGAGGCCGCGCGCCGCCTGCTGGCGAACGGGATCGACCCCAGCGAGCACAAGAAGGCAGAGAAAGCGGCAGGCGAGGAACGGGCCGCCAACAACTTCGAGGCCGTCGCCCGCGAGTGGCACGGCAAATTCGCCAAGGGCTGGGCCAAGTCGCACGCCGACAAGATCATGGGCCGACTGGAGAACGACCTGTTCCCGTGGATCGGCACCCGCCCCGTCGCCGAGATCAAGGCGCCCGAGCTGCTGCGCTGCCTGCGCAGGATCGAGAGCCGCGGCGCACTGGAGACCGCGCACCGCGTCCTGCAGAACGCTGGGCAGGTGTTCCGCTACGCCATCGCCACCGGGCGCGCCGACCGCGACCCGTCCGCCGACCTGCGCGGTGCCCTCGCCCCGTGGAAGCCCCAGCACTACCCTGCCCCGACCGATCCGAAAGCCGTGGGCGAGCTGCTGCGCGCGATCGACGGCTACTCCGGCGGCAACGTGGTCAAGGCCATGCTGCGGCTGGCCCCGCTGGTGTTCGTGCGCCCCGGCGAGCTGCGCCAGATGGAATGGGCCGAGATCGACTTCGACGCCGCGGAATGGAACATCCCGGCGCACAAGATGAAGATGCGCGAGCCGCATCTGGTGCCCCTGTCCCGGCAGGCCCTCGCCATCCTGAAAGACCTGCATCCCCTGACCGGCAACCGCGCCTACGTATTCCCCGGCGGCCACGACCCGCGCAAGCCGTGCAGCGAGAACGCGCTGAATGCCGCCCTGCGGCGCATGGGCTACGACAAGACCACAATGACCGCTCACGGCTTCCGGGCCATCGCGCGCACGCTGCTGGACGAGGAATTGAAGTTCCGGCCCGACTACATCGAGCACCAACTGGCGCACGCCGTGAAGGATCCGAACGGACGCGCCTACAACCGCACCAGCCACCTGGCCGAACGCCGCAAGATGATGCAGGCTTGGGCCGACTATCTGGACAGCCTGCGCGAGGGGGGCAAGCGATGAGCGCGAAGGACGAAGGGCCAAAGCATCCTGCGACTGTTCGTTATGACAGGATTAACCCCGACGGGAGCGTGTCCGCGTTTTCCATCGATGAGCAATGGCAACAGGTCGCCGACTGGCATGCGTTTCTGGAGGCAGATAAGGCCAGCGAATACCCTGTTTTGGACGGCTATAACGAAGCCTGGGCCGAACTGGACTCGCTTTATCAGCTCAATGGCGAGAGCATTATTGAACGCGGCGCAGAGCTTCGGCGCGTTTCCGACAATCCACTGTCTACCTTCTTCTACTTTGTGGACATGGGCTTCTATCCGCCCCCGGAGCTAATGCTCACACTGCTGGACTGCTGGGAGACATATATCAGCAACGCCGGCAAGTTGACATTGGAGGAGGCATTTCTCGGGCCGACCCGGAAGGGCGTAGGCAACTACGCCGCGCGCAAGAATCACAAATTCAGGCTGATATTTCTCCGCTTGGAGTTCGACCGCATGCTCCGTGAAGGCAAGAGGCGGACAGAAATTGCCGAGGAGCTTTCCAACCGCTTAGGCGGCAAGCCGGACGCCGACAGCATCCTAAGGGTGATGCGGGGCTTCAATGGGTTTTTTGCCCGCCACGCCGGCAACGGTGCGGAAAAGTAAGGCCCTTTCTTTTCCTTTCATCCTAGAAAACCGTGAATAGTATGGGTGTCCGCAACGTCATTGGCGGGCACGCGCGGACACGCTAATGTTCCCCTGCCTCGCCGTGATGGCGATGCGTCCCTTCAAGATGGAATCCACCGATGAAAACTCCCGATACCGCACCACTGGCTCATACCGTGCCCGACGCTTGCGCACGTCTGGGCATTTCCCGCACGACCATTTATGAACTGATCGCGGCTGGCGATATTCGCCCGTTCAAGGTCGGTACGCGCACCCTGATCCCGGAAAGCGAGCTGCGCAGGTTCATCGCCACCAAGATGGGCGACGTGGAGGGTGCGGCATGACGGCCCCATATTCGGGCCGGTTGACCGGCCATCTGTGCCAATGCCCCGCGTGCGGGCACACGTTCGGCGGCGAGCGCGGGTTTGATTTGCACCGCGTTGGTGGCTTCGCCGGGTTCGGTGCGGCAGTCAACAACCGTCGATGCCTGACGGACGATGAAATGCGCGCTGCTGGATTGATGCCGGATGAGCGGGGCATATGGAGGCGACCGCGACCGTCCCGCTTCGCTGCCGCCAACGGCGAATCACAGGCACCCAGCCCGCACCCGCTACAAGGACACGGGACCGGGGATGAGACCCCCGCTTTAGTGCCTTCGCGGCAAGCCGCAGCCTAAACGCCGGGGGGCGAGTATGGACAACTTGGAACGCGCCGGGCGAATCCTGGCGCGAGCGTTCGGTTATGGCAGTTCATGGCATGGCGACAAAGACTTCGGGACAGCGCGCGCATGGAACCGCGAAACCAGCGAGCGCACCCGCAGGGTGAAGCTGGGCGGCACAATCGAGGCCGACATCCCGGAAATGGGCGACTCGCTGCCGATCCTCAGAGAGGTTCGCCTGTCGTCGGATACCCGGGAAGCGCCTATCGATGGCGTGCGCGAGCTGAAGCGGTGGGCGGGCGAGCGCACCCCGTGGGATCGGCAAATCGTCGGCCCGCATGCAACGGCAGTTACCCCGAAGATAGACACAAGCGCACGCGCCATGATCGCGCTTGCCGGACTCGACAAGCCACTGCAGGCCATCCTGCAGGTGTACGCGTTGACGGACGGCAGGCATTGGCCCACGGTCGAGCGATACGCCCGCGCGGCCCTTCCGAAGTCGGCCCATGCCGGAATCGCGGAAGCCATGTTCCGCCTGCTGGTGCATGCATCGCACCGGGACAGCGCCAAGCGGCTGCGCATGCGCGAAACCGACTACAAAGACATGATCCGTCCGGCGCTGGCCCTTTTCGACCGTTGGCTATGGCGCGCCGCCGATGAGTTCATCGCCCGATATGGCGATGCCAAGCGCCTGCAAGATCGGATAGACCGACTGTCCGCATAAGACCGTGGCGGTTCGCCGGTGTCTAACGCGGGCGGAATATATGAGGGAGGAGAAATCTTCCCGCCGCATGACTAGCGCCGCCTCGCCCCCCGCCTGTACGGCCAAGTCACCCGCGCGCCCCGGGCAATGGGCGCAACTCTTTCGAGGGCTGCCAGCGATGGCGGCCCTTTTTGCTTGCCGCCCCGCCAGTGGCACGTGCCGGCTGATTCCAGCGCGTGTTCCTGGCCGCTGCGGTGCTGTACCTGCTGCGTGCTCGGGTAACGTCGTCGCGCAGCTTGAAAGCCGGCTAACGAGGGATAGGAGCTGAGACAGCCGGGCGCCTTGCTAAGCGGAACGAGGCGCGCTCCGTACAAGGTTCCGCCCAGCTGTCGGCTCCGTCGAACAGACTTTGCCCCTCTGGAGCATTCCTTGGCGTTTGCCAACCGCTTGGGGATGCTTTGCCAGCGTCTCACCATCGAACAGCCGGGAAGGCAGGTGGACACGCCCCACAAAGGGCGTGGCCATCCTGCCGTTCCTGGAGAGTTAGGAATCAGGCTTTGCCTTTGACTTTAGCTGTTGACTTAAAGCTTTTAGGGCGCGCGCGAATTTTGCGTTCGCATCGGAGACGACATGACCATCGCAACACTGGAGCAGTTCAAGGACTACGTCCGCGAGCTGACTAACGACCTGGACGACACCTTCACGCTGGCGCTTGAAAGCGCGAGCGCGGAGGTGCGGCACTACCTGGGCTTCGACCCTGAAGCCGACGGCCCGGAACCCGACATGGTCATCGCCTGCTGCTTGCTCGCGGCGGTGCATGGCGATGTTGGAGACCCGGCCACAAACGCATACCGACGGCGGGCCGCGCAGCGATTGCTCGACCCCTACCGACGGAACACAGGATTCGGTGCCGCGGCGTCCGAACCCTGAAACCGACGGCCCCGCAAGGGGCCTTTTTCATTTGTGCACAAACGAAGGAAAACTGATGAACGTGAAGTCCATCCGTGAAGCGAAGGCTTCCAAGACCGCCGAAGCCCGCGCCATCCTGGCCAAGGCTGAAGGCGAGGCCCGCAACCTTACCGCCGAGGAGGCGGCGAAGTTCGACGGCCTGAAGGCCGAGATTGAAGCGCTGGAATCGCAGGAAGCGCGCCAGCAGTTCCTGGAGGAGGCCGAGCGGCGCATGTCGGGCACGGTTGTCGCTGGCGAGCGCGGCGACGACCTGGAGCAACTGGAGTCGCGCGTGTCGCTGCAGCGGATTCTGCAGGCTGGCATGGAAGGCCGCGCGCTGGACGGTGCGGAGGCCGAGTACAACCGCGAGATGGAGCGCCGCAACGGGCGCAAGGCGCAGGGTTTCTATGTGCCCATGTCGCTGTTGGAGAAGCGCGTGAACACGACCACGAGCGCCGCTGACCTTGTGGGCACGGATCATCGCGCCGACCAGTACATCGGCCCGCTGCGCGATGCGCTGCTGGCGCGTCGGCTTGGCGTCCGCGTGCTGTCGGGCCTTCGCGGCGATGTCACGATTCCGAAGCATGGAACGTCCACCGTCACCGGCTGGGTCGCGGAAAACAGTGCGCTGAACGCCTCGGATATGAGCTTCGCCAACGTGACGCTGTCGCCGAAGCACGCGGGCTGTTTGTCGGAGATGTCGCGCCAGCTCATTCAGCAGAGCGACCCGAGCATCGAGCGCCTGCTGCGCGACGACATGGCCTTCAACATCGCCAAGGCCATCGATTCGGCGCTGATTCACGGCGGCGGCACGAATGAGCCGGACGGCGTGACGGCCACGCTTGGCACCGCGAACGGCACGCTGGCCGGTCCGACGTGGGCGCAGGTGCTGGAGATCATCGAAGCCGTCGAGACTGCCAACGCCCTGGGCAATCACGCATGGCTCATGAACCCGGCCGCGAAGGCGAAGCTGCGCGAAACGCTGAAGGTCACGGGCGATGCGGGCGCCGGTTTCCTGCTGGAGAACGGCCAGCTGGGCGGCTATGCGGTGCACACCACCAATCAGGCCGGTGCAACGTCCAACGGTAACAACGTGATCTTCGGCGACTGGAGCCAGGTGCTGCTGGGTGTCTGGAGCGAGCTGGACATTCTGGTCAACCCGTACGAATCGACCGCCTATGCACGCGGCGGCGTGATGGTTCGAGCGATGGCAACGGTGGATGTCGCCATCCGGCATCCCGAAGCCTTTGTGTGGGTGGACGATGTCCCGAGCCTCTAATTTGGAGCGGCGCTTCGCTCCGGCCAGCATCGAGGGTCGCCAGCTCGTCGGGCTGGCGGCTCCCTATGAGTCCGAAACCCGGATTGGCGAGTTCCGGGAGGTGATCGCGAGGGGTGCGTTCGCCCGCACCCTGAGCGAACAGCGCGACATCCTGGCCTTGTGCGACCACGACCCGGCCAAGGTGCTAGGCCGGACCAAGTCGGGCACGTTGCAGCTGGCTGAGACTGTGCACGGTCTCGAGTTTCGGCTCCAGCTGCCCGACACCTCTATCGGGCGCGACCTGCGCGAGCTTGCCAACCGTGGCGACCTTGGCGGCGTGAGCTTCGGCTTTCGCGCTGTCCGGGATAGCTGGGAAGGCGACCTGCGCACGTTGCACGAGGTCGAGCTGCACGAGATCAGCATCGTGTCGGCTTGGCCTGCGTACCCCGACACCACGGTCGCGCTGCGGAGCCGCCCTGTCGTCATGCGATGGATCGACCCGCGCCGTGCGTGGCTGGAGACCGTGAAATGAGATGGCCCTGGAGCAAGAAAGAAAAACGCGACAATGACCCGTCATGGTCGGCGCTGATCCCGAGCGGCACGTCGGCAGGCTTGCCCGTGTCGCCGGGAAATGCGGAGACCATCTCGACCGTCTTTTCGTGCGTCCAGTCCATCGCGGAGACGGTCGCCACCCTGCCGCTGATTCTGTATCGGCGGGAAGGGAACGGCGACCGCGTGCGTGCGCCCGACCATCCGCTGTACCGGGTGCTGCACGACCAGCCGAACGAGCGGCAGACCGCGCTGGAGTTCCGCGAGATGCTGACCGCGCACGTCCTGCTGTGGGGCAACGGATACGCGGAGATCGTGAGCGATGCAGCGGGCAACGTCACCGCGCTGGAGCCGATCCATCCGCAGAATGTCACGGTGCTGAAGCTGCCGAGCGGGCGCATTCGCTACGACGTGGCCGACCCGCAGACCGGGAAGGTTCGCCCGCTGCTGGCCGACGAGGTGCTGCACCTGAAGGACAGGACGGACAACGGCATTGTCGGCAAGTCCCGCATCCAGGTCGCGCGCGAAATGCTGGGCGGCGTGCTCGCATCGCAAGAGCATGGAAACCGGGCCTGGGCGAACGGAGCGCGGCTGTCGGGCGTCCTGCAAACCGACAACGTGATGACGGATGAATCCGTCGCACGACTGCGCGCGTCATGGGAAAGCCAGTTCACCGGCATCGGCAACAGCGGCAAGACGGCCATTCTGGAAAATGGCCTGAAGTATCAGCCGCTGTCCATGTCCAACGAGGACGCCCAGTGGCTGGAGTCGCGCCAGTTCTCCGTCGAGGAAGTCTGCCGCATCTTCCGAGTGCCACCCGTGCTAGTGGCCGACCTGCGGCATGCCAACTTCTCTAACAGCGTGGAGATGAACCGCTGGTTCGTGACGCATACCCTGCGGCGATGGCTCACGATGTGGGAAGAGTCCTGCGAGCGCGCATTGCTTGGCCCCATCGCGCGCAATCGGTACTTCATCGAGCACAACGTCGAGGGGCTGCTGAGGGGCGACAGCACCAACCGCGCGGCGTTCTATCAAGCCGGCATTAGCGCGGGCTGGCTGCTGAAGTCCGAGGCCCGCACGCTGGAGAACCTGCCGACCATCGAGGGCATCGACGATGCGCAGGCCGACGCGGCCTAGCGGCAGGGACGCAGACCCCAGGCGCACCATCCCCCTGGGGTCTTACCGATGGCAACGGTTGCGGGCTGCGGTACTGGCCCGCGATCCGTTGTGCCGTGACTGCAAGCAACCCGCGACGGACGTTGACCACGATGACGGCGACCCGAGCAACAACGACCCGGCCAACCTGGTCCCGCGCTGCCATAGCTGCCATTCCCGCAAGACGATGAGCAGGCGGCACGGTTGCGATGAGTCGGGCTGGCCGCGCGACCCGTCGAGTCATTGGAATCGAAAAATCGCTGGCAACTGAGCGGCCCCGACCGCCGCCCGGACCTTCCGTTTATCGCTAAGTGCAGAAACGAAAATGAGACAGACCCGATCCGATAGCGCCGCTGCTGCTGTCCAAGCCGCGCAGAACGCAGCACAAGGCCCGCTGGAGCCGCCTGCGCATGTGACGCTGCCCGAAGCCGCGCGGCCCTTCTGGGATGCCCTGATGCGGAACCGGCCCCGTCACCGCTGGAACGAGGCTGATCTGGGGAATGCCGCGATTCTGGCGATCACGCAAATGCAGGTTCACGCCCTGATTGGCGACGTGGAACAAGCGGCGCTGGTGGACAAGCTGACCCGGCGCATCGTCTCCCTGTCCCGCCTGCTGCACGTTCACCCGGAGGCGACCGAAGGCAGGGCGCAAGACCAGGGCAACAAGCTGAAGCTGGAGCGGGAGGCCGAAGCCGACCACGATCCGCTGATTCCGACCCTGCGGGTAGTGAAGTGACGAGGGCCGAGGCTGTCATCCAG